TGCCAAAGGCCGAGCTTCGGCAAAAGCGCAGGGGATGAATCTCAAACCCCCTGCGCCCAACCCGAAGACAGACAAGGACAAGGGGCGGCGCAAGTCATTCTGCGCCCGCATGGGAGGAATGCCCGGACCGATGAAAGATGAGAAGGGCAAGCCTACTCGCAAAGCCCTGTCCCTCAGAGCGTGGAACTGCTGACATGAACCGCGGAAGCATGACCCAACAGATCGAGAATCCCGGAGGGAAGAGGATGGCAAAGACTGGCTTGTATGCTAACATCAACGCCAAGCGGAAGCGCATCGCCGCAGGCTCTGACGAGAAGATGCGGAAACCGGGAACCAAGGGCGCACCGACCGCACAGGCGTTTCGGCAGTCCGCCAAAACAGCGAAGGGGAAGAAATGATGAAAGCTGGCAAGAAGGGCGGCAAGGGCTGCTCGGCTGACATGATCAGCCCGCGCAAGGCTATGGCCATGGGCATGAAGCCCGCAGTGGTCAAAAAGGGCAAGAAGTAAACCATGGCAACCTCAGGGACCCGGACGTTCAATCTGGACGTCGGCGAGCTTATCGAAGAGGCGTATGAGCGGTGCGGGCTTGAAGTCCGCACGGGCTACGACGCGCGCACGGCACGGCGGTCCCTGAACCTGATGTTCGCTGAGTGGGCCAACCGCGGCCTGAACCTGTGGACCGTGAACCAAGCCACGATCACCGTCACTGTTGGTGTCGCGACCTACACGGTCAACGCCGACCACGCGGACATCCTTGAGATGGTTCTTCGTCGGGACGGCACGGACTACGAAGTCGAGCGCATCAGCCGCGGGGACTTCTTCCTTCTGCCCAACAAGACCACGCAGGGGCGGCCGTCGCAGTTCTACTACGACCGCCAGATCGCCCCGAAGATCAGCCTTTGGCAGGTTCCTGAGAACTCGACCGACCAGTTGATCTACTACTACGTCCGCCGCATCGAGGACGCAGGAACCCTGCAGAACACCACCGACATGCCGTGGCGGTTCTATCCTTGCATGGTCGCGGGCTTGGCTTATTACCTCGCCATGAAGCGGGCCCCGGATCGCATGGGAATGCTCAAGGCGATCTACGACGAAGAGTTCACGCGCGCGGCCGAGGAAGACGAAGATCGGGTGCCGTTGAAGCTACAGCCTGATGTGGCCTACCTGAGGTTCTGATGCCATACGCCAGTGGAAAAAATGCTTGGGGTATTTCTGACCGCTCCGGCGTCCGCTTCCGGCTGCGCGACATGCGTAAGGAGTGGACGGGGCTTCTCGTCGGCCCCGACGAGTACGACCCAAAGCATCCGCAGCTGTTCCCGCCAAAGGCGTACCCTGACCCGCAGGCGCTTCGCAATCCTCGCCCAGACCCGGAGGCAGGGCATGTCTATGTCAATGCCGGAGACTGGGTCTTTCCTCCGCTTCCACACCTCGCAGGACCGATCACGGGATCGGTTGGAAGGGTTACGGTAACCACATCATGAGCTTCACTTACGGCCAACTGAAGCAGGCTCTGCAGGACTATCTCGAGACCTCGGAGACTACCTTCGTCAATAACCTCCCGCTCTTCATCCGCCTGTCGGAGGAGCGCATCCTCAAGAACGTCCAGCTGAACCTGTTCCGCAGGAACGTCACGGCCAACGCAACGTCTGGGAACCAGTTCCTCGCTTGCCCGTCGGATTTCCTTGCGCCGTTCTCGTTGTCCTACACGGACGGCGGAAACGATAAAATCTTCGCGGAGTTCAAGGACGTCAGCTTCGTGCAGGAGTACGCTCCGGACGTGGCTGTGACCGGAGCGCCCCGGTACTACGCCCAGTTTGACAACGAGAACTTCATCTTGGGCCCAGCCCCGAACTCGGCGTATTCGATGGAGCTTCACTACTTCTACCGCCCTACCAGCTTGACGGCCGGATCGGACAGTGGGACCACGTGGCTCAGCGTCAACGCCGAACTGACCCTGTTCTACGGCGCAATGATCGAGGCATACCTGTTCCTGAAAGGCGAGCCCGACTTGCTGGCCAGCTACGATAAGCGATTTCAAGAATCTCTGCTTGGTCTCAAGATGCTGGGCGAAGCCAAGCAAGTCACCGATGAATACCGCAAAGGCATGGTTGTGAGGGCGAAAGAATAATGTTTACTGCCATGTCCGCCCCCGGCTCCGTCAGCGTCATGACGTCCTCCAACGGGGGGCACAGCCCAGAGCAGATCGCTGAGCTTTGTGTTGACCGTCTTATCCGGGTTTCCGACTCAGCCCCGCCAGAGATCGCCATGCAGGCCCGCGCCTTCAAAGAGCAGATGTTGGCCGTCGTCCTGCACTATGTTAGGATGGCCGCAGAACAGGACCGGGCGACGGTTGTGACCAAACTTGAGCAGGCCGGAGCGGCTGACATGGCTCAACAGATCAGGAGACTTTGAGATGGCCTTCACTGGCAACTTCATGTGCACCAGCTTCAAGGACGAGCTCCTCGAGGGCGTCCACGATTTCCGTCTCACGGGCGGCGACACTTTCAAGTTGGCGATGTACACCAACAGCGCCTCGTTCACCGCTGCAACCACCGCATACACCGCCACCAACGAGGTCGCTGCCTCGGGGTCGTACACCGCTGGCGGCGGTACGTTGACCAACGTCTCTCCCGTAACTTCCGGAACCACGGCGTTCACGGACTTTGCCGACCTGTCGTTCACCTCGGCCACCATCACGGCGCGAGGCGCTCTTATTTACAACACGACCCCGGCGCACACCTACACCAACCCGACGGTTGTGGTGCTCGACTTCGGCTCGGACAAAACGTCGACAAGCGGCACGTTCACCATCCAGTTCCCCACGGCAGACGCTACCAACGCCATCATCCGCATCGCTTAATCGTGGGGGTAGGCTGTGTCTCTGGTCCTGTCCGATAGGGTACTTGAAAGCTCGACGACGACGGGGACTGGTACTTTTGCTTTGGCGGGAGCTGTGGCAGGGTTCCAGAGTTTTTCCGCTGGGGTTGGAGACGGCCACACCACGTACTACACGATTACGGACGGGACCTCCGGTGCGTGGGAAGTTGGCATCGGCACGTACACCTTGTCGGGGTCTACCCTGTCCAGAGACGTCATCCTGTCCTCATCCAACAGTGGGTTGGTGGTGACCTTTGCAGCGGGGACCAAGAGCGTCTTCACAACACTCCCGGCCAAGAGGGCGGTGTATACTGGGAGAGCCGTCGCCATGGCTCTTGTGTTTGGATAGGGGGATAACCGATGGCTGCGCCAAACATTGTCAACGTGACGAGCATTATCGGGAAGACTGTGACCGCGGATTTGACTACAACCGCAGCCACTTCGGTATTGAGTAATGCAGCGTCCTCCAATCTAGTCCTTAAAATCAACACCTTGATCGTGTCGAACGTGGACCCTAGCGCCAGTTGTGACGTCACCGTCTCCCTCTACAGCGCGGCCGCTCTTGGCGGGACGCCGATCCAGATCGCAAGCACCATCAGCATCCCTGCGGACACGTCCTTGATCGTGATCAGCAAGGACACGCCCGTTTATCTCGAAGAGAATCGGTCGATTGGTGCAACGGCAAGCGTCGCAAACGACCTGAAGGTCGTTTGTTCCTACGAAGAAATTTCGTGAGGCCTTGATATGACAAGAGCCCCGGGGGGATTTATCTCCGCAACACTCAACTCGTCGAACGGCGGGGCAAGAACCAGTGGCGGTATCTTCACCCTTCCTGAGTACAACGGTTGGTTTCGACGGGTAGGTCAGGTTGCGTACACATCTCCCGGAACCTACACTTTTGTAGCCCCATCTTTTGTCCCAGTCGTTGACGTCGTTGCCATCGGAGGTGGGGGCGGTGGCCTTGGCACCGCGAGCGGGGGCAACGGCGGCGGGGGCGGTGGCCTTGGTTGGGCGAACAACATTCCGGTTGTAGCTGGAGCGTCGTACACGGTCACGGTGGGCGCTGGAGGGACGTCCACAAACAGCGGGACAACCACCACCAACGGAGGCGACAGCTGGTTCGACACCACCGGGACGGTTCGGGGCGGCGGTGGCGGGCGGGCAAACTCAGCGACCGCTGCTACGACTAACACGGGCGGAACCTTTGCCTTCACTCAGAACATTCCCATTGCCCAAACCGGAGGCGGTGGCAACGGCGGGGTCGGTGGAAGAAACACGGCTACCACAAGATCGGGTGGCGGTGGCGGCGCGGGCGGCTATGCGGGGACTGGGGGCGCTGCGGGAACTACTGCGGCAGGAGGAGCCGGAACTGGCGGTGGCGCGGGCGGCGGTGGCGCTAGTGGTTCTACCGCTACGGCTGGTGCTGGTGGCGGGGTGGGGCTCTTGGGACAGGGGGCAAACGGAACTGGCGGCGCTGGCTCAGCTACAGCAGGGGTCGACGGCACCGGAGGCACCGGAGGCTCGGGTGGCACAAACGCAACGGTCGGGCCCTACAACACAACCACAAACCGCTCGACGCCCGGACTCTATGGCGGCGGTGCCGCAGGCTCGGAACTGGCATCCACCGAACACGCCAACGGAGCTGGCGGCGCTGTCAGGATCATCTACGGATTCGGAAGGGCGTTTCCGTCAACGAACACGGGGGACTTGTGATGCGTTTATTTATCCGCATGCTGGACGGCGTTCCGTTCGAGCACCCTATTGTAGAGTCGAACATGAGGGATGCGTTTCCCTTTGTGGACTTGGACAATCTGCCGCCTCAGTTCATGCCGTTTGAGCGGATTCAATGCCCAAGAGCCGATGACGGTAAGATCATTATCAGCGCTGAGTGCCGCTACGAAATTCAGGACGGCGTTGTCCGGGATGTCTGGACGGTCGTCCAAGAGGATGCCCCGCCCGAGGAGGCAGTGTAAAGCTCGCTGTCCCGCATGCGCGGCCTGTGCTAAATTAAAGGAGCTGGCTTAATCTAACGGAGGTGCCGGATGTTAGGTTTTTATCCGCTGTCATCCGCTCCGCTTAGTTCGAGCGACATTTTTACAGCTAGTGTAGTCATAACGGTCCCCGTCACGGGCGTTTCTGCCACGGGAGCTGTTGGGACTGTTTCAGTCACGGGGACTGCCGTTGTTCCCGTCACGGGCATTTTTGCCACTGGGGCTGTTGGGACTGTTTCGGTCACGGGGACTGCCGTTGTTCCCGTCACGGGCGTTTTTGCCACGGCGGCTGTCGGCACAGTCACTGTTGCGGCATCCACCGACGTTCCCGTCACGGGCGTTTCTGCCACTGGGGCTGTTGGGACTGTTTCGGTCACGGGGACTGCCGTTGTTCCCGTCACGGGCGTATCTGCCACAGGTACTGCCGGAACGGCTGTGGTTTCAACCTTCGCTGACGTTCCGGTCACAGGCCTCTCCGCCACGGGCGAGATTGGAACTGTTGCTGTTGCGGCATCCACCGACGTTCCCGTCACGGGCGTTTCTGCCACAGGTGCTGTTGGCACTGTCGTAGTCTCAATCCCGGTTGACGTCCCTGTCACTGGCGTAGCTGCCACGGGGGCTGTTGGAACTGTTGCTGTCACGGGCACCGCCCTTGTCCCTGTCACGGGCGTATCTGCCACGGGGGCTGTTGGCACTGTCGTAGCCTCAATCCTCATTGACGTCCCTGTCACGGGCGTATCTGCCACGGGCGCTGTCGGTAGTGTCTTGGTAGCCGTTCCCGGAGTTACCCCTGTCGAGGGCGTATCTGCCACGGGCGCTGTTGGCAGTGTCTTGGTCTTCGCGGGTTCTGTCATTGTCCCTGTCACTGGCGTAGCTTCCACGGGAGATGTTGGAACTGCTGCGGCCACGGGCACCGCCCTTGTCCCTGTCACGGGAGTTTCCGCAACCGGGTCTGTTGGAACTGTCGTAGTCTCAACTCTTGTCGACGTCTTGCTGACAGGCGTATCTGCCACTGGCGCTGTCGGTGACGTTGAGGCGGGGGATATTGTCAACGCCCCAGTGACAGGCGTTTCCGCAACCGGGTCCGTTGGCTCAGTTGCCGTTGAGGGCTCTGCTCTGGTGGCGCTTAGCGGGGTCTCCGCAACAGGCGTTGTTGGCGCGATCCCCTTCAACACGTCGGTGCTTGTGACTGGCGTCTCGGCCTCAGGCTTTGTCGGCACCGTCTTTATCTGGACCCAGATTGTCCCTGCACCAGCGACCAATTGGGACCCCATTAGCCCGGCGGTGACCACGACGTGGGGTACTCTTTTTCCTGCCCCCGGCTCCGTCTGGGCGCAAGTTTCCCCTGCCCCGCCCACCGCGTGGAGCGCTTTTTCCCCTGCCCCCGGAACAACGTGGGCGCAGGTTACTCCGGTCGCGGCTGACTCGTGGACAGCCGTCTCGCCCTCTGCCCCCACCTCATGGAACGGTATTACCCCTGCTCCCGGTTCGACGTGGACGCAGGTCAATACAGATGCTATAAATTCATGGACCGAGGTGCAACCAGCACCGTCCACCACTTGGACAAACATCGCGGCGTAAGGAGGCGATATGGCCAGCACGTATACAGCGAACAGCGGCATTGAGCTCATTGCAAGCGGCGAACAGTCCGGCACTTGGGGCACAACGACCAACACCAACCTGTCGATTGTTGACCGACTGGCGAACGGGGTTGGGGTGATTTCTCTCGCAGGTACAACCCACACGCTGACCACCTCTGACGGGGTTCTCTCGGACGGGCAGTACGCGGTTCTGGTTTTTGTCGGGGCCCCTTCCGGCACGAACACGGTGACAATTTCGCCAAACGACGGGCAGCACGTCTACATCGTCAAGAACTCCTCTGGCGAAAGCGTGATCCTGACCCAAGGTTCTGGAGGCAACGTCACTGTAGCCAACGGCGACACCAAGGTTGTGTACTCCGACGGAACCGGAGCAGGGGCCGCGGTCGTAGACATCACCGCTGACTTCGCTATGTCGAGCGTCAAAATCACCGGGGGTTCGATCACCGGGATCACCGACCTTGCTATCGTGGACGGGGGCACTGGAGCGTCGGATGCGTCCACTGCCCGGACCAACCTCGGCCTCGCCATCGGCACGAACGTGCAAGCCTACGACGCGGAGCTCACCGCCATTGCCGCTCTCGCAGTAGCCGATGGAAACATCATTGTCGGCAACGGCACGACTTGGGTCGCCGAAAGCGGCGCGACTGCCAGAACCTCTCTTGGTCTTTCCATCGGCACAGACGTACAGGCCTACGACGCCGGACTTCAGTCGATTTCCGGGCTGACGACGTCTGCCGATCAGATGATCTATACGACGGCTCTGGACACCTACGCCACCACGGGGCTCACCGCGGCTGGGCGAGCAATCCTTGACGACGCCGACGCCTCTGCTCAGCGCACGACCCTTGGCGTTGCCATCGGCACTGACGTGCAGGCGTATGATGCGGCGCTTCAGTCCATCTCTGGGCTGACGACGTCTGCAAACCAGATGATCTACACGACGGCCCTCGACACCTACGCCACCACGGGCTTGACCGCTGCTGGCCGCGCCATTCTTGATGACGCCGACGCCTCTGCCCAACGCACGACCCTCGGCCTCGCCATTGGAACAAACGTGCAGGCCTACGATGCGGAGCTGACAGCCATCGCAGGACTCGCGGTCACCAATGGAAACTTCATTGTCGGCAACGGCACGACGTGGGTTGCCGAAAGCGGCGCGACGGCGCGGACCTCTCTTGGCCTCGGCACGATGGCGACTCAGGCTGCGTCGTCTGTGACGATCACTGGCGGCTCTATCACGGGCATTACCGATCTGGCTGTCGCTGATGGTGGAACCGGGGCGTCTGACGCGGGCACAGCTCGGACCAACCTCGGCCTTGCTATCGGCACGAACGTGCAGGCCTACGATGCGGGGCTGCAGTCGATCTCCGCCCTGACGACGTCTGCCGACCAGATGATCTACACGACGGCGCTCGATACCTACGCCACCACGGGGCTTACCGCGGCTGGTCGCGCTATCCTCGACGACGCGGATGCGTCTGCTCAACGCACGACTCTTGGCCTTGCCATCGGCACGAACGTGCAGGCCTACGACGCTGAGCTGACCGCCATCGCGGGTCTTGCGGTTACCGACGGAAACATCATTGTCGGCAACGGTACGACTTGGGTTGCCGAGAGCGGAGCGACGGCGCGAACCTCCCTTGGTCTCGCCATCGGCACAGACGTGCAGGCCTACGACGCTGAGCTGACCGCCATCGCAGCTCTTGCGGTTACCGACAGCAACTTCATTGTTGGTAATGGTACGACTTGGGTTGCCGAGAGCGGCGCGACGGCGCGAACCTCCCTTGGTCTTGGAACCATCGCCACGCAGGATGCTTCTTCTGTGACGATCACGGGAGGCACCATCAACGGCACCGCCATTGGCGGGTCCACCGCCGCCGCGGGGGCATTTACCACGGTGTCTGCGTCAGGCGACGTGACGATTGCCGACAAGATTGTACACGATGGAGATACGAACACCTCCATTCGCTTCCCTGCCGTTGATACGGTGACTGTGGAGACTGCGGGGGTGGAGCGTCTAAGGGTTGCCCCTTCCGGCGACGTGACTTTCTCTAACGGAATTATTCAGACAGTCTTTGCTTTGTCCGGCACCACTCCTGCGTTGGACCCGACCAACGGCACGATCCAAACATGGACGCTCACGGCCAGCTCGACCCCTACCGACAGCTTGGTTGCGGGCGAAAGCCTGACGTTGATGATCGATGATGGCACGGCCTACACAATCACGTGGCCGTCTGTGACGTGGAAGACTGACGGCGGAACCGCGCCGACGTTGAACACGACGGGGTTCACCGCTATCATCCTGTGGAAGGTTGGGTCCGTGCTGTACGGCGCTCGGGTGGGTAACGCATAATGATCGGAGCAAATCTTCTCAGCGCGACGTCGTCGTCTCAGGGTTCGAGGGCCATCGCCGTAGGCGTCACCTCTTGGCCTAATTTGATGGTGTACTCGTGGAACAATGGGTTTGGGGGTTTGTTTAGCAGTCCATCCACACCTGTTCCCGGAACTGTTCGAGGTGTGGCTTTTAGTCCCGACGACTCGGCCATCGCCGTAGCGCATCTTACCACCCCGTTTATCACGGCCTACCCTTGGACGGCCTCTGGGTTCGGGACTAAATACACCAACCCGGGAACGCTTCCTGCAAGTACGGGCAACGGCATAGCCTTTAGCGGCGACGGCTCCGCTGTCGCCGTGGCCCATGCCGTAACCCCCTTCGTCACGGCCTATCCTTGGTCTGGCTCTGGGTTTGGAAGCAAGTATGCCAACCCCGCCACGCTGCCTGCAGGCACTGGAGAGGATATTGCCTTCACCGCAGGCGGCTCGGCCGTAGCTGTGGTTCACCAAACCACCCCTTTCGTCACGGTCTATCCTTGGTCCGGCTCTGGGTTTGGGACTAAATACACCGACCCGGGAACGCTTCCTACAGGCACGGGCAATGACGTGGCCTTTAGCCCTGATGGCTCCGCCGTGGCCGTGGCACACACCACCAGCCCGTTCATTTCGGTCTACCCTTGGTCCGGCTCCGGGTTTGGAAGCAAGTTCTCAGACCCCGCCGCCCTCCCCGGGAACATCGGGTTTGGCGTAACTTTTTCTCCAGACGGGTCCTACGTTGCCGTAGCGCACAGCGTCAGCCCGTTCATTTCGGTCTACCCTTGGTCCGGCTCCGGGTTCGGCACAAGATATGCAGACCCTGCCACGCTGCCTACTGGGAACAGCAGCGGTGTTGCATTCAGCAGTGACGGGTCGAGCATTGCTGTAACGCACATCAACGCCCCCTACGTTACGGCCTACCCTTGGTCTGGCGCTGGGTATGGGACTAAGTACGCCGACCCGACCGTTCTGCCAACCAGCGCTGCCAACAGCGTGGCCTTCTCCAATGTTGGCAACGCCCAGCCCGCGTATACCGAATACATCGCCGTGGTCACCGACGCGTCTCCTCGTGTTTTAGCCTATCCTTGGTCGGGGTCTGGTTTCGGAACAAAGTACGCCAACCCGGCCACACTTCCTCCATCTACATCCTTTGGCGTGGCTTTCAGTCCCGACGGTTCAGCGCTTGCGGTAGCCCACGACTCGGGATTTGGCGTAACCGTCTACCCATGGTCCGGCTCTGGTTTTGGTACCAAGTATGCCGACCCGGCCGTTTCACCCGGAAGTGGCAGAGGCATAACTTTCAGCCCTGATGGCTCGACTATCGCTCTGGCAGTAAGCGGCAGCCCTAACATCGCGGCCTACGCTTGGTCCGGTTCTGGGTTTGGGTCTAAGTACGCCAACCCGGCCACGCTTCCAACGGGCTCTGGAACCGGGATAGCTTTCAGCCCCGACGGCTCGGCTATCGCTGTATCTCACCAAACCACCCCCTTCATTACGGCCTACCCTTGGTCTGGTTCTGGGTTTGGAACCAAGTACGCCAACCCGGGAACGCTTCCACCGGGCGACACAGATGGTATAGCCTTCAGCGGCTCGGCTATTGCCGTTGTTCATAGCCTTACTCCTTTCGTCTCGGCCTACCCGTGGTCCGGCTCTGGGTTTGGCTCTAAGTATTCCAACCCCAGTACTCTCCCAGCCGGACAGGGGGGCGGAGTGGCCTTCAGCCCCGACGGCTCGGCTATCGCCGTAGCACACATAACAACCCCTTTCTTCTCCGCCTACCCTTGGTCTGGCTCTGGGTTTGGGACTAAATACACCAACCCGGGCGTACTTCCGGCGGGCACTGGGACTGCAGTGGCTTTTAGGTCTAACACAGGCTCCGACTTGGCTATGGCTTCCAGTTTTAGCAGCTATCTTTATGTTTACCCTAGACTTTCCGGAGGAGGCCCCGGTACTAAGTACGCAGACCCGTCCACGCTTCCAACGGGTATCACCCGTGACGTAACCTTTGGGCGAGTCATACTATAGCCACAGAAGGAGGAATCCGTGGAAAACACTGAAGCACCTAAGACCCGTGAAGAAATCCTGCAAATGTCGCTCGAGGCCCGAGTGCAGGAGGTCATGCACTACCAGATCAACATCGACAACTACGTCATCGCCTTGAACGAGATCGCAAAGTTGTCGCAAGAAGAACAAGCCGAGCTCTCCGAGTTCTCCAGCCAACTCCGTGGCCTGCTCGCCTCGGAAAAACTTGAGCAGAAGAAGGCAAAGATCATGCTCGAGGTCATCCGGCAACAGGTCGAAGCGTAACCCGTCCAACGAACAGAAAGGATACACAATGTTCGTCAAGGCCACAAACGGCGAGATCGTCCAGTACCCCTACAGCGTAGGGCTGCTTCGCCGCGACAACCCCAACACCAGCTTCCCGAGGACCATCCCCGACGAGGTTCTGGCCGAGTACGGCGTGTACGAGGTCAAGAGCCCCCCGGCCCCGGACCACGATCCGGAGACGCACTTCGTAGAGTATGCCCCTGTCCCAGCCCTTGTGGACGGGGCATGGGTGTACGTTCCGTCCGTGCGCCCGCTTTCCGTGGAGCAGCTCGCCGCGCGCACCGCTTCTCGGGCCTCGGGCATTCGCGCTGAGCGCGACACCCTTCTGGCCGCCACCGACTGGACGGCGCTGTCGGATGTGACTATGAGCCCGGAGATGGCTGCCTACCGTCAGGCGCTTCGTGACGTCACGGCGCAGCCGGGTTTCCCGGACACCGTAACTTGGCCCGCAAAACCGGAGTAAACCATGACCACTGAGATGCTCTGGAGCGCAGGCCTGTCAGCCATCCTCGCCCTCGTGGGCTGGGTTCTCAAAGGCCATTCCGACGAGGTTCAGCGGCTGCAGATTCTGCTCAACCGCACCCGCGAAGAGATGGCGCGGGACTACGTCACCAAGACCGACGTGCAGTCCAGCATCAATATGCTCATCGCTCGGATCGACAACCTCGATTCCAAGATTGACGCTCTGCTCCGGAGCCTAGCAAAGTGACTGCGCCGTTGATCTGGGTGGCTTATACCCATCTCTGGATCGACGGCCGCATGGTATTTGTCAAGGTTTGCAGGTATACTGAGGAGGTAGCGCTGGCGGTACATCCGCTGTTCCCCTGCCCGCCGTTCTGGAGCCTTTAGATGTTCGACCCCGTTAGCATTGGAATGGCTGTCAGCGTTGGCAGCAAAGCGTTTTCTCTGCTCAAACAGGGCATCGCCGCTGGGCGCGAAATACAGGACATGGCGTCTCAGCTCTCGGAGTGGGGCAAGGCCGTCTCTGACATTGCCTATGCTGCGGAGAAAGCCAACGAACCGCCGGGCGTATTCAAGACACTATTCGGAGGCGGCACCCAAAAGAGCGCCATCGATATCTTCGCCGCTCAGAAGCAGTGCGAACAACAGCGCAAGGAGTTGCGCCAGCTTATCAGCTACACCTACGGCAACGACGCTTGGCTGCAGTTTCAAAACATCGAGCGCCGTGTGAGGGAGCAACAACGCGAGCAGGTCTACCGTCGCCAAGAGATCATTGAGTCTATCGTGGAGTTTTTCCTCTGGTCTGGTATAATCTTGATCACGATGGCTGTTGCTGGCGCTGGCGTTTATGTCTGGGGCGTCTATCTAGGGAGGTGGTGATGGTGCTGGAACATTGGGTGTGGCCTGCCTTTGCCGTGGGCATCGGCTTGGTCTTCTACTTCAGCGGCGATGGGTTTTATCGCTATCACTGCCAAGACCCGGCAAACTGGGAGGCAATTGAGTGCAAGCCGCCGATCTGCCTTCGAACCAAAAACTGCGCCACTGATCTGACGGGAGGGGCTACGCCATGAGAAAGAACGACCCTGATTTTCTGGAAGCCAAGCTGCGCTACTTCGTCGGCGTGTCTCTGACCCTGATCCTTGGCGGCAGCATCTTCATCATTTTGTACTCGCTGGTCTTTGTGACC